GACAGTGACGCCAGATTCAACGCCGAGATCCGCCAGCTTTTCAGTGAAGCCCCACACGACAAGGAGGCAAGAGCTTTGTTGCTGAGATTTCTGAGCAACAACCCAAGAGCATTTTTGGAGATGTCTCGTAGATATCGACACAAAGCAGGGGGAACTGGCGATGCCGATATGGGACGACACACAATGAAATATTTCTTCAAAACCCGCCTGGGAAATACGCGATTCCAGCTCGCTGATGGGTCAGTCCTTTTTAAGGACGTCTCGATCGCACGGACTGGTGAGCAGGAGTACGACGCCACAGAGCGGCCTGAGCTTGTCCCAAACGACAGGGGGAAGGTCATCGTACGCCGGGCACCAGAAGAGGTGTTCAGCGAGAGAGCCATGGCGTCATTCGAAGGAATGGCAGTCACTATCGGCCATCCGCGAGATTTTGACGGGCAGATCATCTTTGTTACCCCTGATAACTGGCGCCAGCTGGCTCACGGGCACATCCAGAACGTACGACGTGGCACGGACGATAAAACCGATCTGCTGCTGGCTGATGTCATCGTCAAAACCCCGGAAGCCCTGCAGGCCATTGATGATGGTGATGACGAGGTCAGCTGCGGGTACGACGCCGATTACGAACAAATTTCACCTGGTCTCGCAAAGCAATCTGCGATTACCGCTAACCATCTGGCCCTTGTCCCTAACGGGCGGGCCGGTTTCCGTTGTGCAATAGGGGATTCTATGCCAAGCACTACTAAAAACTGGTTTACCCGGCTCCTGAAGGCCCGTAAAACCGGGGACGCTGCCGAAATGGCAAGTCTCATTGATAACCCGCCTGATGATGTCACGGGCGATAACGATGTATCGACCTCTATGACACCCGGCGGAGTGGTCATCAACCTTGCACCGCAAAATCCGCTTCCCGGCCCGGCATTGCCTGGTACCGGCGATGGTGAGGAAGAAATTCCTGCATGGGGTAAGGCGCTGATTGAGGCGGTGGCCAAACTCACGCCTGCGGCAGCTGCTCCTGGTACCGGCGATGCCGAGGATGAAGAGGAGAAAAAGGAAGAGGAGGGTAAGGTTACCGGCGATGCCGCTTATCGTGCCGATCTGATTCAGCCAGGCATCCAGTTGCCAGAAAAGGCGAAGCCGACAGCATTCAAGCGCTCAGTTCTGGCAACTGCCGATCAGGAGATGGTGCGCTCTATCGTGGGTGATGCCGATATCAGCAAACTGAAAAAAGCCACCGTTGATATGGCATTCAATGCTGTCTCTGAAGTGGCGAAAAACCGTAATACCGCAGCCAAAACCGCTGACGGCTTCCGCTCTTTCAACTCCAACACCACCAAAACCATCGCGGAGATTAACGCCGCCGCGAAGGAACTCTGGGCTAAACACTAACGGGGCATTCAATGGATAACACGTTTCTTTACCGGATGCCTGCGGGCATCGCCGGCGCA